TACACGGCACAGGATACGACTGGCAATATGTGGAAAAACTCTACAACATGCTGAGCCGTAATTTGCCCAACGGCATACGTTTTCATGTGTACACCGAAGTCACAAGACCTGTGCCCAATCACATGATAAAACATGCACTGCAAGAATGGCCGGGCATTGCAGGGCCCAAACGCGAGTGGTGGTACAAAATGCAGTTGTTCAATCCTGAGCACTATCAAGGCAATTTGTTGTACATGGACTTGGACGTGGTCATTATTGATGATGTGTCTTGGATTCCGTGCCTGCACACTGATTATTTTTGGACCATAAAAGACTTTAGATATCTACAGAAATCAGCATTCACAGGAATGAACAGCAGTATAATGTGGTGGAACACTAAAAATTTTGAACACATCTGGCAAGATTTTTGCAAGATACCCATTGACAATGTTGTGCGCCAATATCAAGGTGATCAGGATTACTTAGGTGTTGTGATTGATCACAATCGGCGTAGATATTTTGAAACACCGCGTGTGCAAAGTTGGCGCTGGGAAGTGGCCGACGGTGGCTACAATTTCCAGCAACGAAAAGCCATCAACCCAGGCAGTGGTGCCAAACTCAACAGCCAGGCCAGTGTGTTGGTATTCCACGGACGTCCCAAGCCGCATGAAATAAATGATCCTGTGATACAAAACTTTTGGCGGTAATACTTTGGTAGTACTTGACCGATAATTCCCAACCTGCTATAATACGGACATACCAAGCAAAAAAGGAGTCTGCAATGGGATATCGTGTAGTTGACACCATAGATGTCATGCGCAACAAATACAGTGCTCGTGCAGGACTGGAAGGCCCGTTTAACTTCTCAGGTCGTGTGTTGTATTATGACAACAAAGAGGGCCAGTACTACGATCCTACTACTGACTTCTATGTGGAGCAGGCAGAAATGGACGCAATCAACACCCGTTTCTTTGAAAACTTCATTAAGTAATACTTTTGTAGTACTACTTTTTGGTTGACCAATAATTCCCAAAATGCTATAATAATGGCATACAAAGCAAAAAGGAGCCAGCAATGCAGATCACCACAGCAATCAAACAAATACAAAAAGAAGCAGAGTTCCAGGGCATGGGCCTGTTGGAAACACTGCAAGACATCAAACAGCATGGTCGCATGATGTACAGTGAGCGCACAATGGAAGCGTTTGTTGTTTTTATGCAACACGGGCAAGAACTGTTTGCCCCGGTTGACCAATAATCCGTCTTTTGCTATAATAGAAACATAAACAGTAAACAACCGCATTTCAAAGGAGCCAACAATGAGTGCAATTCGAGTTATCAAAGGTGTGTATCGCAACAAACCCGTTCGCAATATCGCTTTCAATCTTGTGTCAGGCTTTCAATCTGGCGCCAAAGGCAATTTCGTGACAGTAGAAAACAACGGTGCATTTCCCAATTGCCCCGACACCATCCGTATCAAAGTCAACAACATTAGCGACATCGAGTATGTCAATGGAGAAGCAGTGAGCAAAGAAAATACAGTGGCATTTGTTGCCCCCCAAGCAGAAGCAGAGACAGAAGAACAAATCATGACACGTATTCGTGAGCGTTTTGACATCTTGCATGAGATGACAAAGGCCTGTGTCAACGGCGACATCCGTGCCATGATTGTGTCAGGTCCTCCTGGTGTTGGTAAATCGTTTGGTGTTGAGCAAGAGATCGAAAAAGCCACACTGTTTGACAAATTGGCAGGCAAGCGCCTCCGTGCCGAAGTTGTCAAAGGCAGTGCAACACCCATTGGCTTGTACCAAACCCTGTACAAATACTCAGACAGTAATTGTGTGTTGGTGTTTGATGACTGTGACAGCATCCTGCTTGACGACGTGGCCTTGAACTTGTTGAAGGGTGCCTTGGACTCGGGTAAAAAGCGCACCATTTCGTGGTTGTCAGAGTCAAGTGCTCTGCGCCGTGAAGGCATCCCAGATCGTTTCGAGTTCAAAGGTAGTGTAATTTTTATTACCAACTTGAAGTTTGATGGCATGAAGTCGCAAAAATTGCGTGATCACTTGGATGCATTGCAAAGTCGTTGTCACTACTTGGATTTGACACTGGACACCATGCGTGACAAAGTGTTGCGTATCAAACAAATTGCCAAGGACGGTGTGCTGTTTTCAGAATATGATTTTGAACCCTGTGTGCAAGACGAGATTGTTGAGTTCATGGAAGCAAACCAAAATCGTTTACGTGAGATGAGCTTGCGTATGGCCCTGAAGATTGCAGACTTGCGCAAGAGCTTTGAAGGCAATTGGAAACGCATGGCTGAGACTACATGTATGAAGAGTGCCTGATATGGCTTGGCTTCTTGTGCTACTGTTAATATTTTTAGGGCACATTGGCTTTGCATTCTTGTTGGCATGTCTTATTTTGTTACTTGATTGAGTTTTACCCCGGGGATTGGTTGGCTCCGCCCCGGGTTTTTACAACAGGCTCTTCGGAGCCTGTTTTTTTGACTTTTGTTTTGCAAGAGTATATACTGTGTTATGCCTCAGCGTCTTGTAATTACATTGGCCAACAATTTTGAATTATGTTTTAACATAAGAGACACACCCTTGGCTGAGTTATGGCTTGAACGAATGAGCCAGCGCCTGGCCTGGCCCATGGACAATCCAGATAGATTTTACGGATTTGGCACTGCTCAACAAGAGCAGGATCGTGCAACTAGCATGATACAACAATGCATTGCCACAATCAACAGCCATCAACACATAATTGATCGTGAGTTTGAATATACACAGGACGGTCTCAATTACTTGCACAACATATTTGAACGCTACCATGGACTGTTGGATCAACAAACATCTGAATATTGGCTCTCTGCGCCCGACACAGTTAGACAAGCATTGGCAAATTTAAATTTAGCAGTACACAGATGCGAAACAGCTATGGCTGAACCTTGCCCAAGATTTGTTTGCACTTGGTTTGGCATGCCCAAGACCAAACAGTTAGACGTTGACACAATGAAAACTTATGGGGAACTTGAAATCAAGTTTGGTACAGTGTATCTCAACTACTGTGAGATTGGCAAAACTGTGGAAGATCTCTCACACGACAATGATATATACATAGGAGATGATGCATTTCGACCGTTTGGCTATTACAGCGCAGACTTTAATGTTGCATTTTATGATTGGGACTTGAATAAAAAACTCGCCAGCATGCAACAATATATTCAGCAACACCAAGAATTTTTTCTTGCTCACAGCATTGAAAGTGTGTATAATGTAAAAGCACAGCCGTTGAGATTTCCTGTGGCAGATTTAGAATACACTGGAACTCAACAACAACTAATCTCCCAAATAAGGTCACGACAACTTGTGCGTGAAGTAAACATACTGTGAAACAAGCAACAATAATAATTCGAGATGAAGTAAACATCAAGATTGAAGGCCTGGACTTGGATGCTCGCAAGGCCTTGGTCAATGCATTCAAATATGAAAACCCTGCCGCACGTTATTTGCCAGCAGTGCGACTGGGACGGTGGGATGGCAAGGTGGCATACTTCCAACTGGGTGGGTCAACTTACGTAAACCTGCTGCCTGAAATCATGCCTATCCTGGAAAAGTTTGACTATGATATTGAACTAGATGATCAACGTGACTACTCAAACACATTCAATTTTGAGCAAGTAACTGAAACAAGTTTTGAGCATGTGAAATGGCCTCGAACACATCCAGCAGCAGGTGAACCCATCACCCTACGTGACTACCAAGTGGAGATCATCAACAACTTTCTAGCCAATCCACAGTGCATACAGGAAGTGGCCACAGGTGCAGGCAAAACAATTATGACAGCGGCACTAAGCAATGCTGTGGCACCTTATGGACGCTCGATCGTTATTGTGCCCAACAAGAGTCTAGTAACACAGACTGAAGCAGACTACATCAACATGCAACAAGATGTTGGTGTGTACTTTGGTGACAGAAAAGAATATGGTCGTCAGCACACCATATGCACATGGCAAAGTCTAAACAACTTGTTAAAGAACACCAAGGCTGGCATAGGCGACTGCACCATTGGTGAGTTTCTTGAAGACGTTGTGTGTGTTATTGTAGACGAAGTACACATGGCCAAAGCAGATGCACTCAAAACCTTGCTCACAGGTGTGATGGCTAGAGTGCCAATTCGCTGGGGATTGACTGGAACTGTGCCCAAAGAGAAGTTTGAAAGCCAAGCACTGTTGGTCAGCCTGGGTCCTGTAATTGGCCGACTCAGTGCTAGTGAACTGCAACAGCAAGGTGTATTGGCCAACTGCCATGTGAACATTGTGCAGTTGATTGATCATGTGGAGTACAAAGACTATCAAAGTGAACTTAAATACTTGTTGGAGGAGTCTGGAAGACTGGACACCATGGCAGACTTGATACGCCAAGTAAATGAAACAGGCAACACATTAGTGCTTGTGGACCGCACTGAGTGTGGCAGACAACTGGTAGAACGTCTAGGCAATCGTGCAGTGTTTGTGTCAGGTGCAACCAAAACAAAAAACAGGCAGGCAGAATACGATGAAGTAGCTGATGCAACAGACAAGATTATTGTAGCCACATATGGTGTGGCAGCGGTTGGTATCAACATACCACGAATATTCAACCTTGTGCTTGTGGAACCTGGCAAGAGTTTTGTGCGGGTCATCCAGAGCATTGGCCGAGGTATTAGAAAAGCGGAAGACAAAGACCATGTTCAAATCTGGGATATAACCAGCACATGTAAATTTGCCAAGCGCCATTTGACCAAACGCAAACAGTTCTACCGAGAAGCCAATTATCCCTTTACACAAGAAAAACTGGAATGGATGCAAATAAAATAAAAATAGCTGTGTGTGGTGATAGCTTTTGCACAGCCTGCACTGAAGACTTGGTCAAAACAGGCGCAGGAAATCGTGCTCACTTTAGTCAGATTTTAGAAGATGTGTATGACTATGAAGTATTGCACCTGGCACACGGCGGGTTCAGCAACACTGCCATAGCGTTTCAAATACAAGAGGCTGTGAATCAACAAGTGGATGTGATTGTGTACAATCAAACATGGTCGGCAAGATTTGAATTTGTAAGGTCAGGGTTTGATGATCAACGCGGTTTGAAAAATTTTTGTTATCACAACGTACATCATCCATCCACACACAGCAACTTAGTGGGAACTCAAGACTCCCCGGTATTGTCCACTGTGTGGCAAGGTGCAGAACAAAATGCTTTGTTAAGCTCTGAACAAGTGCTGGCATTGAAATTGCGTATCAAACACATGTTTGATGAAGGACTGCAACAGATCATTGATGGATGGTTGCTGGATTACTGGCACAAACGCTCAATAGAGCACGGAATCTTGCCAATAAAATTCAACGACGAAGCAATAGCTGCCGTGGCCTATAGGTTCAGTGAAAACAACATCGACTACGACACACCATTTCATACAGATCGTGCCACACAAGAAATTGTTGCTGCCAACATTGATCAATACATCAAGGACAACTGCAATGGGCACCATATTTAAAGAAATAAAAAACTTTGTCAAACCAAGCTCGGGTGTGTTTGTGGAAATTGGGTCAGAGCGCGGCGAAGGCAGCACACATGAACTGGACAGACTGGCCAAGTCACATGGTACCAAGTTGATCAGTGTGGACATTTCTGACTCAGCAAAAAACAGATATCAAACACAATTGCCTGATGTGGAATTTGTTGTGGCTCCAGGCAGTGCATGGGCTCGAGAGTTTGGCAGCATGCCCACAGATATTGCATGCCTGTACTTGGACAATTTTGATTATATCTGGGACATAAATGACATACGTCCGGCTATACAAAGGCAAATGGAAGAATACAACAGTCGTGGACAAGTAATGAGCAACCAGGCCTGTCAAACAGAACACATGGCACAGATCCTTGCACTGCGTGGTTGTTTGAATCGGCATAGCACAATAGTCATGGATGACACTTACTGCATCAACGATTGCTGGATTGGCAAATGCGGACCTGTTGTGGTTTACTTAAAAGCACAAGGCTGGCAAGTGGTACATCAAACACTAGATTGCGGTGTGATCATGCAATACCCTTTGGAGATTAAATTATGAGCATGGATTGGCTTAACGATGACGGAATATTCATGCCCATGCTCAATGACACTGGTCGAAATATTTTTTTCAAAACTGCAATTGAAGCAGCGGCGCCAGGAAAAACAGTATGCGATATTGGCACAGGCACTGGATTTTTGAGTGTGTTGGCGGTGCATGCTGGAGCAAAGCACGTGATTGCAGTTGAAAGAGATTTGCAAAGATATCAATATGCCAAATCAATCATTGAAAAATTGCAGATGACCGACCGCATTGAATTGATCCACGGCGATTTCCTCAATCTTGACATCAAAGCAGACGTGTATGTGTCAGAAACTATCAACACACAAATATTTGGTGAAGACATGATAAAATTATCCAACCATGCACAACGCCATGGTGGAGAGTTCGTACCTGGTCAATTTAAAATTCATGCAGAAGTGTATCAATGGCATCCAATATTTATTGTTGATCAATCGGAATCAGAAGCGTTTGAATATCAGCCCGACATTGATGTTGATCCTGCCTTTGCCAACATCATTAATACTGATTTTCAACAACAGTACAGTCTATCTGACACACGTTACCGGGCCAATCAACTCAATAGATTGTTTACAATGTTGCCACAGTTTACTGATCTAAAACTGACAAAATATTATCAAACTCAGCCAATCACAGTTGACTTGAATCAACTCAACAACGAGTCAGACATCACTGTCACTATTCCCTTCAATGATGTCAAAAAATTTCAACAAAGCATGTATGTGGTGTTGTTTTGGCAAGCCAAATACGGCGAGATAATAATGGACTGTAGAGATGTTTGGTTTGGAAATATTAGCAAACACATCATGGGGGCCACTACTGACATTGAGTTTCGTTATGATCCGCAGATACGCAATTGGCGGTTGACTTATTGACACAAACCCTGTAAACTAAACACATGCGAATTTTAACCTTAGACAATATTCATTACGACTTAGATCATTTGCCTGAAGAAGTAGATGACATGCGATTTGCCATATTGGACAACTCAAATCCACAAGAACCTGATTATCATTTTATTCCATTGATCTTTTTGGAAAGTTTCAATGCTCCTGCACTTGTGCTACGCATTGGAGAAAACACCATCAAGATGCCCATGGACTGGCAGATACTCATAGGCGAACCAGAAGTAGGTGACTTGGAAGTGCTGCCACTTACATCAATCAATGATCGTGGATTTAGAGTGTTTCAGTTCAATCCACTCACCAGTTTCCGTCCAAGTTTCCCAGACATTGAAATCTTAGATGTGTATCATGAAGTGTCATGGTATGCACCCAAACTAAAAAATGGCCAGTTACTTTCTGTGCCCCTAAACGACGATCCAGACCCAGACTGTGTGTACTTTGTGAAAGACATCAGTCGCAACTGTGAGATTGTGGACTACAATAAATCATGGTGATACCTATGTATGCGTTTAACAATATTAAAAAAGACGGCAATTGGTGGAATGTTGAAGTTTTGAGTGGCAAAGTAATGGATATGATTATGTCAGATAATTTTCAATGTTATACTTCGTTAGACCAAGCATTTGAAAAAGTTTTGAATTTTGATCGAGCCATTGATGTTGGCACCTGGATTGGTGATAGCACTGAATATATGTGTCGACAATTTGCACATGTAATTGGATTTGAACCAAATCCTATGGTATACGAATGTTGCATTAAGAATTTACAAGAAAAATCAGTTGAAAACGTTGTGGTATACAACAAAGGTTTGAGCGATGTTACAGGTCAGAAATTGCTGTTCAATAAGTCCACTACATTCAGTGGATGGATAAACACTGTTGAAGGTAATGTTCCAGAAGTCTATCAACAAAAATCTATTGCAGTTGAATCAATTAGACTAGATGATTACAATTTTGAAAATATTGATTTTATTAAAATTGACGTTGACAGTCATGAAGGGTACGTATTAGATGGTGCTAGAAAATTTTTAGAAAATAATTCTCCAGTAATAATGTTAGAAAATAAACTAAGCATTAGAGATCGGCAACACATCAACATGCCTGATCCTGTGACAATATTAAATGACCTAGGCTACAATTGTGTTGCAAAGGTAGCAAGACATGATTATATTTTTATAAAGACAGATGTACACTGAACCACAAATATTTGAAATCGTCAATCGCTTGGCCAAGATTTACCTGGAAAGTTATCCAGAAGACAAAGAAGGCTTAGAACGTTTCCTACGCTGGGCACACACTCAATATGGCTACAAGTATGGGAACTCTTAAACCTGGTGCCTCTTACGTCTATGAACGTGTGGGCAATGAAGTGTATGCCCGTGAGTCAGGTGCCGAGCCCAGCACCCGACGGTTAATAGGCCATTCATATGATCCAGTAAACGGACATCATATCGATCACGATAGCAGAACATCAGATGGCAGGCCCTTGTTTGATCACCTCCAGGAAAGTAAAATGTGGGCGGACATTCGGCGACTGGCCAAGACCACGCCTGCTTTACAAGATGCCTTGGAACGTGTTATAATGATATACAAACTAATCAAAGTAGATGAGCGATAAACTAAACATTGCTAATGAGATGCGACAATTGGATTGCAAAAACAGAAACTTCTATCGCGAACTCACAGATGAGGAACGCAAGAAGTTCTCTAACTATCTCATGATTCGTTGGGCAAGTTGTGTAGAAGGCTCAAGAGAAATGCAAGAGTTCTATTTG